CAACCAAATAATTTTCAACAACCAAGAAACTGGCAGAGACCAGTTGATTCTAGAAACCCATCTAGTTATAGGGCGACTGTAAATGTTCAAAGACCTCAAGTTTGGAGTGTTAGAGTACAGATAAGAAATCGTCAAGGTGGTAGAAACAATCGTGTTAATGCAGGAAGACAACCAATAGGATATTATACTAGAGTCTGGGGAACTGGTCAACAACCAAGAAACCGACAGTACCCTTTTACATTTAGAAGACCTTATTCTTTTAGAGTTACTACTCCTTTTAGAGTTAGTGCTCGTGCAAGGCAACCTGTCAATAATCAGCAACCAAACGCATATAGAAGACCATATGCTTTTAGACAACCTAGAGCATATCGTGTAGTTCAAAACTTTAGAACTGCAGTTAATCAAAGAGTTCCTTATACTAGTAGAGTTCCAAGTTCTTATAGACAAGTAGTAAGATATCCTGTAGTTAATAATGTAAGATATTCTCAAAGAACTTTAACACCGGGTGGATCAATTAGAGCAGCTGACAATTTAGGTCCAGAATCTGGATTAGAGGGTGGTGGATTATCTCATACTCATCCATTTGTATCATCTCCAGTACCACTTTCCGGTAATGTTGATTTAAGTCTTCAATACATTGATGTTATTATTTGCAAGTTAAATTAAATCTGCTATACTTATACATATAAACTGGTATCATTATGTTTAAATCAGAAGAAAATAGTAAGTGGTGTCCACTTATCAAAAAAGATTGTGTAGAGAAAAAATGTGCATGGTATATGCACATCCGTGGTATGGATCCAAATACAGGAAAAGATGTAGATCATTGGGGATGTGCTGTAAGTTGGATGCCTATGCTACTAATTGAAAATTCACAACAACAAAGATCTACTAGTTCTGCCGTTGAAAGTTTTCGCAATGAAATGGTTAAAGCAAACGAAAGCAATCAACAAATCCTAGATTCTGTTGCTAACATGTATCTAGATATTTGTGAAGCGCAAGGAGTTAATATCCAACTGATAGATCCAAACAGTCAAGATAAAACTTTACTAGATAATAAAGAAAATAATCTATTGCCACAAGATAAAAAGGAGTCTGAAGAATGAGAGTTACTGTTATTCCAACTGATAAAGTTATTGTTGTTGATGGAAATGGCATTACATTAGATGACTGGGATTTTGGTGATGACCATATTCATGCTATTCAATGGACACATGATTCTGGACACATTGAATTAAAAACAAATGATCCAAATATTCCGATCAATGATTTTTCTGAGATTCAAAAATATATTGATGCCTATATGAATACAATTCCTACAATAGAGGAAAAAATTTTAAAAGAACAAGAAGAAAAAAGATTACTTGCAGAAAAAGAAGAGCAAGAAAAACTTGCTTATGAAAAAGAATTAAAAGAAAGAGAAAAGCAAGTTCAAGATCTTTTAGAACAAAATAAAAAAATTCGTGAAGATAAGATGAAATTAGAAGAAGAACATTCTAATAATCTTATTCAAAAAAATCTTATTGAAGAACGCAATAGACTTGAATTAGATAGAATTAATTTTGAAAAACAAACAGAACTTCAAGAGTTAAAGAATGGAGAAACTCTTAAAGAAATTATGAAAAGAGATAGTGAACTCATTCAAAGATATGAGGGATTAATGTCTCAATTAGATGAGCAAAGAGATGTAATTAAAAAAGAGCAAGAATCTCATAGTAAAATTATTGAATTAAAAGAAGAGCAAATTGAAGAAGAAAGAAAAGAACTTCAAGCAAAGAGAGACATGTTTACTGAGCAAATGAATCTCGAAAGATCTAAATTAGATATGGAAAGAAGAAAAATTGAAGAAGATAAGTTAAATTATGAAAATCAATTAGATTATAGTAAAGATATGGTTGATGTTTTGAATAAAACAATTGAATTTGATACTTTGAGACTTCAAAAAGAAAAAGAAATTCAACAAGAATATATTGAACAACATTACAAAACTCTAAACTTAAAAGCTGAAGAATATAATTTGATGAATGAAAGATTACTACAATCTTTAAAAGAATTAAATCAAAGAAAAGATGTATTAGAAGTTGAAATTAAATCTACACAAAAAGGACTCAGTGAAGAAATTCAACAATCTGAAAAGATGTTATCAGCTGCTAGAGAATTAGAACTTGAATATATAAATTCACTAGAACAAAATAAATTATCATCAAAAAATGAAATTGAATCCTCCTTTGACTATGAAAATGTTAGTATAGAGGAACTTGAAAAAATTATTTCAGAGTTAGATCCAGAACAAGTTTATACTTCTTTAACTAGTGGAGAAATTAATGAAAATAATTTCCCAGTAGAAAAAGCAATTATTTGGTTCTCTGCTCTTAAAAAAGTAATGAATGAAAGAGATTAATTTTTAGTAATAATTATGAATTCTGACTTACTTAAAAATAATTTTAAATTAGTAAAAAATTTCATACCAAGGGAAAGAGCGATCCAAATTTATAAAGAATTTAAATTATGCGATTCTTTTTATAAATTTGGATCTGATCCTCAAGCACCAAATTCTAGTGCTGTGTACAACTATCTTCCAGCACTAGAATTATTGTGTGAAAAAACTCAAGAAGTTTCTAATATTTTAGAAGAAACCGTTCTTCCTACATATACTTACGCAAGAATTTATAGAAATAGTGATGATCTAAAAAAACACACTGATCGTGATTCTTGCGAAATATCATTAACTCTTCATTTATATGGAGATAAACCATGGCCTATTTGGATTGAAACTCCTGATGGAAAATCCAGATGTCTTGTTTTAGAACCTGGAGATGCAATGATGTACCTTGGTTGTGTTGCTCCTCATTGGAGAGATGAGTATTTTGGAAAGGATTATGCTCAATTTTTCTTACACTATGTAAGAAGTAGAGGAGTTTGTGCCCCATCATATTTCGATAAAAAAACATTTAATCGAGGTGAAAATATAAACAAATTAATTGAGGAATATAAGTCTATGGGATGGTCAAATAATTTGATTGCAAATGATTTTCAAAAAAAAGAAGATTATGTTTTTCCATACAGAAAAAATAAAGAATCTAATTATGAATTAAATGAATTAGAAAAAGATGAAGATTTTATTATTTTTGGAGAAGATACTCCTTTTGAAATTAATAAATCTCTTTTAGATATCAAAAGTGAAAATAAATCTACTGGTGGATCTAGCAGAACATTGAAAGATTTTATTAAAGTATTTGAAAATGCTCTTGATAGTGAGTTTTGTGATTATCTTTTAGATGAATATAGTAATGATAAATGGACTCATACTTTAACTGGTAGTGGACATGATCCAAATGCAAGGAATTGCTCAGTCATACCTATTTCTCATCAAGAATTTATTTCAAAAAATCCAGAAAAACGACAAAAAATTGACGAATATCTATTTGAAGTTATTCATCAAAGTCTAGAAAAATATGGCAAATGTTTTCCAGAATCTGATTTAGAAATTCAAGAAGATTCTGGATATGAGTTATTGCGTTATGATGAAGGGCAGTTTTATGTTCAGCATACAGATTCTTTTAAAACATCTCCAAGAGCATTAACTGTTATTATTTCTATTAATGATAATTATGAGGGTGGAGAATTTTGTTTCTTTGATAGAGAACTTTCTTACAAATTAAAAAAGGGCAGTATATTAATGTTCCCATCAAACTTTATGTATCCTCATGAAATTACAAAAGTAACAAAAGGAACTAGATATTCAATAATAACTTGGTTAGTATGAATGTTGTAAATAATAAAGATCATATAATGATAATAGATGATATTCTGACAAAAGAAGAATGTACTGAAATTATTGAAATGTATGATCTATTTGAAAGCACTGGTTATACTCGGAAAGGTCAAGAAGATTTTGGAGAATATTCTATAGGAAGAGGATCTTTAAAAAGAAATGATTTTTCTATGTGGACATGGAATTATCCTGGTCTTCGTAAGTTTATTATTAGTGCTGTTGAAAGAGGATATCGTTTATATAAACAAGAATTTTTTCAAGTAGAATCTGCAAATGTGACCTTTGCTGAAGCAAAGATACAGAGAACACCAATTCGTGGAGGATTTCATGATTGGCATTGTGAAATTGGGGATGTTTCTACAATAGAAAGGTGTTTGGTATGGATGATATATTTAAATGATATTCCAGATAATGAAGGTGAAACTGAGTTTTTATGGCAAAAAATAAGAGTTAAACCAAAAGCAGGTAGATTTGTAATGTGGCCTGCTTTTTTTACACATGTTCATAGAGGAAATCCAGTATATACACACTCAAAATATATTACTACTGGTTGGGGAACTTATACTGATCCTAATTTTGAAAAATTTTATATTAAAGATGCTCGTGGATTTTATCATGCAAATCCAGATAGACTCCCTCAAGATATAGAAGATGAAAATGATGAAGATTATAGATTTCCTTATAAAACTCCAACTTATTGACATTTTTAAATTTGATATATATAATTACCTTTTACTAATATGGCACTAGCAAAACAAGTACAAGACTCTTTAAAAGATGCAGAGTCTAATTTAAGGAATGCTTTAGCATTTGCCGCTCGTGGAGAACGACCCGTAGTTTGTAGTCAAATTGCAAAACTAATTAACGAAATTGATCAGATCCAATCATTTGATGGAATCCTAGATAAAATCGAAAAGCATATTGAAAATGGAACTTTGGGATCAGATCAATGTTAATAGATGTTAATCAATCCCAAGTAAAACATTAAGAATATGATATATACCAATGAATGGTGTTATGATTTCAACACATTCCAGGAGGAACTTTGGAACTAACCAACGAAGAATTTAAAGAACTTGATGCCTTAAGGAAAGCAATAAACCAACATCCAGCATCAGTCCATTGGGATAAGATGGAAAGGTTTGGATATCTTATGGTAAAATCTTTGGAGGGAAAGGGAGATCCAGCACCAAGATAACTCCTAGTATGACAGTAAATCAACTGACCCTTGCCTAGGCAGGGGTTTTTTGCTATGATATAGGGAGCAACAGCACCATCATGATCCAACTGCGTCCCTGCCAAAAGCGTGGCATCAGTGCCATGATCAGACATTCCATCGGTCAACTTATCATGCCCACTGGCGCTGGTAAGACGATCTGCATGATTTATGATGCAAAGCGTATTTTTGAGGAATCTGATAATAAAACTGTAGTTGTTGTTGCTCCTCGGATTCTACTTGCAGAGCAACTGTCTGCTGAGTTTCTTGAGCACATCACTAATGCTCATGTGATGCATGTTCACAGCGGAGAAACACATCACTACAGCAGCACAAATCCAAGTAAGATTTTTGCTTGGAATTACCATATCAAAGGTAACAAACTTATTTTTACTACCTACAACTCTCTACACAAGATTCAAGAGTCTGATATTCAAGTAGACACCATCTACTTTGATGAAGCACACAACAGTGTAAAGAAGTCATTCTATCCCAAAGCAGAATACTTTGCTGAGAATGCAAACCGTTGCTATTACTTCACTGCAACTCCAAAGCACTCTCATACCTATAAGAAACCAGGTATGAATGAAACACGAGTTTATGGTCAGGTTATTTGTAATGTTCCTGCTCCAGAACTTGTAGAGACTGGTGCAATCATTCCTCCTAAGATTAATGTTCAGCAGATCAACGCTGTGCGCGACAAAGAGTTTGGTGCAGAGCGAGATTGCATGACTCTTCTGGATACCATTCTTAACGAGGATAATATGCAGAAGGTTCTGGTTGCAGCACCTAACACTAAGGTGTTGATGCGGATGCTTGCAGAGACTGATTTCATGACTGAAATGAAGTCTTATGGTTACGATGTGCTTTGGATTACTGCTAAGCACGGTGCATTTATCAACGAAAAGAAAGTGAGTCGAGAGCATTTCTTCGATACTCTCACTGCTTATGGTAAAGATCCAGACAAAAAGTTCATCATTCTACACTACAGCATCCTGTCTGAGGGTATCAACTGCCCTGGACTGACTGCATGTGTTCTGATGAGGAACATGGATGTGATCCAAATGTGCCAAACTGTTGGTCGAGTGATTCGACTGCACCAAGATGATGCTAAGCGTATGCGCGAAGGCACACTTATTCCTGGTGATCTTGACAACTATACCAAGTCATTTGGTATGATTCATGTACCCGTTTACAGTAATGTTGGCATCCAGACTGCTCGCCGTTTGCAGTCTGTAGTTGATACTGTGTTTATCGACGGAGAACCTTGTGTTGCTGAGATCAAAAAATGAAAGAAGAAATTAGAGAAGTAGTTTATGATGGCAAAAAAATACCAGGTTACTATGTAAGTAACTTTGGAAATGTTTATACAACTATAAAATTTAGAAGAAATCGTTTAGGTCAATATGAAGGGATCTATTTTTCAGAAAGTAAAACTTTATTGAAACCTTCTTTGAATAAATCTACAAATGGAACTCACATATCTTTGGCTATAAATTTAAGAATTCCTAATGATTTATTTGAATATGATTATCGGAAAGAAACCGAAAAAAGTGGTAAAATTAGACTTAGGGTTCATAGATTAGTGATGGAAGCATTTCAACCAATGATGGAATATCCACCAGAAAGATTAAAACCTTTCTGGGATCAAGTTCCATATGAAGTAAAATTATGGATTTGCGAATCTCCGATTATAGATCATATTGATCATAATCCTAGAAATAATAGACTAGATAATTTGCAGTATGTAACCCCAAGAGAAAATTCTAGGAATGCGAAAGATTTTTATGGAGGAAATGTTGCTAACAAAAGTAAATTTAAACCAATCGAAAATAAAAATAAAGATACTCAAATTTCAATCTTAGATTTTGTATGAAAGAAGGATTTATAGTAGGTAAAGGTAATTATGCTGCAATTCCATTTGGTAACCAGTTAATGGTTATCTATAATGGGGAACAACTAAAAGTTTGTAGGACAGAACAATCTGCTAGAAACTTTATTGATGCTCATAAAAAGCAAATTAAAGCGGCAACTGTGCCAGTTAAAAAACCGTCTACTAAAGGTAGCGCCAATAACAAAAAACCATTAAACTCTAAGAGTCCCACCAAAAAGACAAATGGACGACCTCCAAAAAGAAAAACCGTTTGATGAAATTGTCATTCAAATAATCGAAGAGGAAGCAGCGAAGTATGAAGTCACTGTTGACTACTACATCATGGAATTTCTTTGATTGACAAAAACTTTTATTTGATTTAAACTTTAAGGGTAATTTAACATTAAAAATGAAGTATCTCTACATTGTTGACCACTATGTTCCATTTCCATCTTCTGAATATGGAGGTATTTGGAATGTTATTGCAGAAGATGATGATGAATGTTTTGATCTAATTTCTGCAGAAGACGATGGAAACTTTTATGAGCAATATTATAGCGATCTGAGAGAAAATATTTTAAACGCTCGCATTTTTGCTTTATCAGAAGATGTTGATTCCTCAGTTGTAGAACAATTTACCACTTGATCAATGAATTTTTCTAAGGGTCTTGAAGTTTTCTATAGAAATAATGTAGGGGTTATCAATTTTGTTGATGATCTCTATATCACAATAACAGTTTCTTTTGGAGAATATCGTTCTAATGATGTAAATATACTAGTATATCGACAAAATTGGAACGAAATAAGACTTATTAAAGAAAGTTCAAAATGATAATCATAGATAATTACTTCAAACATCCTGATATAATCAGAAATTATGCTTTAAATGAAATAGAGTATAATGAACCAAAAAAGAATGATGGATGGAGAGGTTATAGAAGTAATGTTTTGTCTATGAATAATGATTTTGAGAGAGAAATAATTTTAAAAATATGTGACACAATAGAAGAAAAAACTAATAGAAAAATACTAGAAAGTGAAATTTATTTCCATTGTTCTCCTCAAAAGATTATGTTTGAGGAAAATGATTTTCATACAATGAAATGGCATAATGATTTTGCAGACTATGCAGGAATTATTTACTTAACACCAAATCCACCAAAAAATAGTGGAACATGTATTAAAAATCAAGACTGCATAGAAAATTTTTACAATAGATTTGTAGCGTATCCAGGCAAATTAATTCATGGACCAGATCATTTATTTGGACATGATATTGACACAACTAGAATGACTGTAACCATGTTTTTATGGTTTATTGATGGAGATTTTAATGACAAACGACCACCCAAAAGAGTTTATTGATGATGCATTTTATGTTGTTCAAAGTAGATGGAAAACATGGAAATCATTTTCAAAAGATGATAAACCATTAATAACATCTTTAACTGAGAAAGAATGTATCAAGACAACGAGATTTTATCTAAAAGGGTTGCAAGAAGGATTTTCTGATGATACAATTAAACATGAAGGCACTGTAGGAGGAAAACTATGAAACTTAAAGAAACTGTCCGCACATTTGTAACTAAGTCTGGAGATTCTTGGGAGTGGATTGAAACAGAAGAAACTGTAAAAGCACTTGAAGAGTATTGGACTCTAGTAAATAATAAAAAGGTAAATTGACATGGAAGCATCCAGCATAAAACTATCAAACACATCTAAAATGTTTGAATATGAAAAAATCTCTAGAGAAATTGAATCTTGTGATGATATAGATGTTTTGAAAAATATGTTGCGATGCTATGTTAAACTTTATATGAAACAGCAAGAAGCAATTATTGATCTTTTTCCACATTACAATGGACAAAACAACGATAAGATTAGTGACACTGTTGAGTATCCTGATTGGACTTGACATTTTTTTGATTATTGCTATCCTAATAAAAGGAAAAGCAAACTTCTACTTGGTTTATCAACATTTAATTAAGTAACTTTATTATGTCCGACACTAGAATTCTTGCTGGAACGATTGCAAAAAAAGTTGGTCATTTAAATGAGCATAAGGTATGTGAATGGTTACATCAATCTTTCGGTGGAAACTTTATTGTTGATGGTAAACCAAAAACAAAACAGGACATTATAAATTTAGACACTAATGAAAGTTATTCATTAAAATCTGTATCTAAAAATCATACTCAATGTCACCTTACATCATCTAGTCGATGGTGTGATTATTTCCACATTCATGGAAAACTTGAAAAATGGTTTATGCAGTTTTTTGGTGTTCCTGGAATTGATGTTAGTGGAGGTAAAAATAAACAACATAGACTTACACAATCTCAGATTGAATTTGAATTGAACGATCTTGCATATCAGTGGTTCAATGATATGAAACAAGATATCTTCAATGTCATTTTAGCATCGGGAATGAACGATACTCCTGTAGATTATCTAATTTGGCACCAAAAGAAAACAAATCAAACAGACATTTATTCAATAGATTTTTTAAGATCTATGGTAAATAATGGTGAATGGATTATGAAAGAAACTACACTTCACTTTATTACAGATGAAAAAAAGTTATTTCATCTACAAATGAAAGGATCTGGACAAAAATATACATCAGGTTATCATGGTTTAATGTTTCACATATACAAATGCTTTTAGTACAAGTTAAAACTAAAGAACAGAAAGATGTTGTTAAGAACATTATAGAAACATACCATTCTTATGTTCCTACAAATACCTCTGTTGGTAGAAGAATTGATTGGTTAATATATCAAGATGATAGTTTTGGATCTAAACCAGTTGGAATGATAGGATTAGGTTCATCCGTATATCCTCCACCAAAAGATATTTTAAGAGAAATGAAAATATCTAAGGATGAGTATAGGAAGATTTTTAATTCTATTGCAAATAATTGGAGATTTTGCATGACAAAATCAATTCCAAATGCTGGTACACAAGTTTTAAAACAACTTAGAAAACTTGCACCTATTGCATGGAAAGAGAAGTATGGTAATGAGTTAAAAGTTTTAATTACATTTGTTGCTGGTGGTAACACTGGTGCAGTATATCTTGCTGATAATTGGAAAGTAGTTGGTAAGACCGCTGGACTTCCAAAACATAAATCTTCATCTATGAAATGGGACACATCAGAAAAACTAAAAGAAAAATTTGTCAAACCTACTGGAGAAAATCAAAAAATAATTTTGTACAAAGATATTAGGACAAAAAAAGATAAAAAAAGTTCTTTTATTGAATACCAGTATGACAGTTGAAGATGTGGTACACTTCGATTGACATCTAATCATTATCCTGGTATTATACGAATGTAGTTGATATCACTATGGTATCTGATTCGGTTTTTGATTTAGCAATCGAAACGGCAAAATCATCTCCATCAAAAAAGCAGGTTGGCGCTGTTCTTTTGAACAGAAGTAAAGTCATTTTGACTGCAACTAACTTGGAGAAGAAATCGCATCCTATTCAAGCACGATTTGCTGAGCGCGTTGGTCTTGGTGAGAAGATTTATCTTCATGCTGAGATTGCAGCACTTGTCAAATGTCGAGAAGAATGCGATACTATAGTTGTGGCAAGGGTTAATCCACAACATAAACTGCGTATGGCAAAACCATGTCCAATCTGTGATCTTGCTTTGAAAGAGGCAGGAATTAGCAAGATTTATTATTCAACTGACAACGGATTTCTTTACAATTATGGCAACTGAAGGTTTTGTTAAGTTTGAATACTTTAGTAAAGGTATTCCGCCCTATTATGATAATAGGTCTTTCCCAGAACTTCTTGATGATGAGAAAATCATTATTGAGACACCTATTCTTGAGATGAACTACTATCAGTATTATGGTTTGTTCAAGAAATTTCTGATGGCAGTTGGGTTTAGCGAAAAAAACATCATTCAAGGTGCATGTAGTCTTGCATTTAATGAAATGAATGATGAAAAGATCATGCGCGAAGTTGCAGAAGAGTATGATCTTATAATGAGTGAAGATCTTCCTGATATTATTGCTGATCGTAAAAAGCAAGATGAAGATTGGATTAAAAAGACCAACGAGAGTTGGGAAGAACGCTACTGGTCAGTGTATCGTAAACTTCAAGAGATTGATAGTGTAAAATATACTGATGATGAACTAGATGCAATGTGCGATAAGGCAGCATCTGATGAAGAAAAGCAGAAGTGCCGTGAGTATAATCTGCGAGAAGCAGAATACTACAACAAGCGAGCAGAACTTGATGCAAATCAAAACAATGAGAGCACTGTTTGTGACAAAGATGATCCCAGTGATGAATGTAAAGAGCACTGGAATGACTTTTGGGATGGTGAAACTTCACTAGCAGATAAAGTTCAAGAGGGTTACAATTACTGGGAAAATGAACCTTCAAAGGAAGGTAAGATGAAAGTTACTACCAATGATCCAATGAAAGCATGGAATGGTTTAATTCCTGGATCTAAATATGCAAAAGAATTGGGATGTATTTGTCCTGTTCTAGATAATGAGGAAATGCCTGATGATAAGAAATGGATTGATGTAGAATGTTCCATTCATGGAAGAAAAAAATGAATCTAATTAAATTCTCTCATCGTGAAGACTTTGGACATGAATGGTATGTTCAAGTTTTATTCACAAAAAGTTGGGCATTATTTCAAGGATCTGTGTCTTGGAATGATTTTCCTGGTTGGCCTTATATTCAAATACGATCTGGAACTGGTAGTTTAATTAGTATTATGTTTTGGGCATATAAATTAGGATTTGATATTGGTATTATTGAATACACTTGGAAAATGGATTATACAGAAAACAACGATGATAGTGAAGATTTAAAATGAAAGACTCTACTGCTCTTGGTGTTGTATTTGGTGCTATTGTTCTTACAGTAGCAGGTCTTTTTCTCAAAGCATGGATTCTTGGAATCATTTTATCTTGGTTCAGTGTATCCTTGACAATTTGGCAGAATCTTCTTATTATTATTCTTGCCGATCTAATCACTGGTAAAATTAAAGTATCTACAAAATGATTACAACTATTATGGCAGGATTTGCCTTTGGGTATTGTGTGATGGACATTATCCAAAACTATCGTGCCCGTCGTACTATGAATGAACTGCTTAAATCTACTCTGGAGAATGACAAATGAAACAACAAAACGGATTTATTGACCCTGCTGTTGCTGCTATTGCTGTCGGTGTGGTTGTGATTGGTGGTCTCATCTTTATTGGTGGTCCTCAATACAATGTGTGGCAACAATCTCTTGCTGGTAAGGCAGAACTTCAAAAAGCAGAATACACTCGTCAGGTAGCAGTTCTGGAAGCACAAGCAAAGAAAGATTCAGCACAACAACTTGCTGATGCTGAGATCATCCGTGCTACTGGTGTTGCTAAAGCAAACCAAATCATTGGTGACAGTCTGAAGGACAACCGTGAATATCTTCAGTATCTTTATATCACTGGTCTGGAAGATGGTAGCAAGAATGGTAATGTGACCATCTATGTGCCAACCGAAGGTGGTATGCCCGTTCCTACACTTCAAATGAACAAATGATCTTCAGTAGAGCGGTGCTTGGTACAGAAAATAAAAAGACTAAGATGAACTGGTTTGATTACTGGATCATGCACTGCTGGTTTACTGGTTGGCAGAGCATTAATCATTCATTCCGCAACTGGGCAGATCTAATGACTGGTAACTGGAAAGATTATGCTCTTATGTTCTATGATGATCCATTTGAAGAATGTCGTGATTGCTTTTGGTCATACTTAGGTGATGATGACACTTTACCCAAAGAATTTCTTGAGCATTTGCAAGAACTTGTAGATCGTATTGATCGTGGTGAAGAGAAACTCATCCCTGTTGATGAAGTGATGATGAACAGATTCAAAGATCTAACAGATGGTGTAAAGTTGGATGAAAGTAATGAGTGAAAGAGCACAAAAACTAATGGATGCCATATGGCATGAACGCAACACTTGGGCAGATACTGAAGAAAAACTTGTTGCTGCCATTATTAGAAAAACCATAGAGAACTCTCGAACGATGGTAGCAGCAAAGATGAATAATCTTACTGTCATCGACAAAGATGATATGATGACTTTATCAAAAGAAATTGAGAATTTGAAGACACCTGAATAACTGGCACACCACCTCTTCACAGGGGTGGTTTTTTACTGTATAATGAGAAGGTAATCGAGGCACTTCACCAATGAAGACCTACCGAATGCTGATTGAGTATTGGGTTCCTGATGAGGATGAGAACTTGTTTGAAGAGAAGATCATCCAGTCCCGATCTTCTTGTGGTAAAATTGCAGATGATTACTTAGCACAAGATCGCACCAATCTCATCCGTTCCGTTGAAGTTTTTCCTGTCTGATTATGATTAATTGGAAATGGCCACAAACTAAACAGAATAATTTTCTGCCTTGGTATCTGATGCTCAAGAACATGCTTGCAGTGCCATTTTATATTGTTGGTGCTTTGTTCTTTGCTATTGGGTTCTCTATTCACAAAGGTCCAAAGCAAGTATTTACCCATATGCCTAAAATTTCTTTGCTATGATTAACCCAATTGACAAAACACACTGGGATGATCTTTATGCTCGTCTTCATGATGCTTATGTAGAGTGTATGAAGCATAACAATCCCACATATGAACAGAAACTTGCACAGGTTCTGGATCATATGATTGAAAACAAAAAGTATCTTTACATCCGATGAACTACCTTTGTCTTGTTGATGGTGTTGTAGAATATGGCAGCACTGATCCTGCTGCGTTTGCACATTATCATCTGATGTATGCTGAATATCACCGTGATGCTGATGTTCAGTATCTTACTCTTACTGATGAAGAGTATGATAAAATGTTTCCTTGTGAGGAGAATGAGGAATGACTTACGATGAACTTTACGATCACGTTGTGAAGTATGTTGCTATGCCTCATACTGTCATTACAGAACACGATAAACGCCGTGCCTGTCTCATTCTTGGTGCATTTATGGAGTTTGTTATGGATTGTACTGATGCTGGTATTGATCCACGCACACTTGATATGACTGGTATTATGAATGAGAAACTTGATGAACTGGAGGGTAAATGACTGTTGAAAAAGTAAAGTTTGTAACTGTCACCCGTGTGATTGATGACCGCAAAGGTATTCATTATCTTGATGCGATTGATGAGAATGGAATTCACTGGACTGCTGAAATGGATAACAAACAAGAGAAATGGTTAGTATATACTAAACTATGGACTAGAGACCCCCAACACCCCTACGATTTGTGAAAAACTACCGCATCAAAAAAGTGACAGACGGACACTCAACCAGATACTACCCACAACACAAAAGATTTGGATTGTTTTGGTGTAATCTATTTGTAGACGAATATAGGGATGGTGATTATTCTACATTTGAAGAAGCACAGTGGCACCTTTGTAACTATTTGAGAAAACCTGTGGTAGAATAC